CCGGTTGCCGCCGGAGGCTGTTGCGGCGATGTTGCCGGCGTTGTCGGCGCAGCCGAATCCGCAGATCATGTACACGTCGTCGACGGGTTACCCGGACAGTGATGTGTTGTGGCGGCTGGTGCAGCGGGGGCGCACCGGCGGTGACCCGTCGCTGTGTTACATGGAGTATTCGGCTGAGTCGGCCGATGATCCGGACGCGCATGTGGTGGCGAACCCGTCGCTGGGGTATCTGTTCGATGAGGAGACGATCGAGCGGGAGCGGGCGACGCTGGCGCCTGTCGATTATGACCGTGAGCGGCTCGGCTTGTGGAGCGAGACGGGCGGGGATCGTGTCATCTCCGGCCCAGTGTGGGATGAGTGCCTGGATGTTGCGTCTGAGGTGAGCGCGCCGCTGTTCGCGTTGGATGTCGCGCCGTCGCGAGCGTGGGCTGCGATCGGGGTTGCCGGCCGGAACGCATCGGATCTGGTGCATGTCGAGGTGACTGGCCGGGGGGGCGCGGTTGACCACCGGCGGGGCACGGAATGGGTTGTGCCGCGGCTGCTTGAGCTGCAGGGCACGTTCCCGGACCTTCGGGTGTCTGTCGCTGCGTCGTCGGCAGCGGAAGGGCTCAAGTCCGAGCTCGAGGCCGTGGGTATTCCGGTGGATGTGGTTTCCGGGCGGGATGTGCAGGCAGCTTGTGGGCTGTTCTTCGACTACGCGTCGACGAAGCGGCTGGCGCATTTGGGGCAGCCGGCCCTCGATTCGGCGGTCGCTGCGGCGAAGAAGCGCGTCGAGGACGGCGAGACGGCCTGGGTGTGGGGTCGTAAGCGTTCGACGGCGGATATCACGCCCTTGTATGCGGTGACTTTGGCCCTGTGGGCTGTGGTGGCCGGCTCGAACATGAATTTGCATCCGATCAACAACGTGTGGTGAAGGGACGTGACGTGCTCCGGACTTGGCTTGCTAACCGCCGATCGACCGTCACGACCCTCCTCGAAGTTGCTGGTTTGGCCGTGATTGTGGTCGGAATCTTTCGAATCTCGGTCACTGCGGGGCTGGTCGCGGCTGGTTCGGCGCTGATTCTGGTTGGGGTGCTCGAAGGATGAGCATGTTCAAGCGGGAGAAGCGTCAGTGGACCGCTGAGCCGATCATCCCGCCGTTCCGTGGGGCGACGATGACCGGTGGGTCGTCGTCGCCGTCCGTGGACAGTGCGATGCAGGTCTCCGCGGTGTGGGCGTGTGTCCGGCTGGTGTCGGATGTGGTGTCGATGATGGAGTGCCACGCGTACACGATGCGGAACGGTGTGCGTGTCCCGATTGATGACCCGCCGCTGTTGAAGAACCCGTCGGCGGACGCTTCGTTCGGTGACTGGGTCGCGATGCTGGTGACGTCGGCGATGCTCCGCGGTAACGGCCTGGGTCGGGTTGTGAAGCGTGACGGCATGGGCTATCCGGTGCAGATTGAACTGTGGGCGCCTGATGATGTGACCGGTGGTATCCGGGATGGGCTGCCGACGTACAAGGTTGGGACGCAGGAGATCCCCCGGGATGACGTGTTCCATTTGCGGGCGTACCGGATGGCGGGTTCGCCGTGGGGCCTGTCGCCGGTGAAGTACGCGGCGCTCGCGATTAACCGTGAGGCTGCGATCCAGCAGTTCTCTTACGGCTATTTCAATGACGCGCCGCACCCGTCGTCGGTGTTGACGTCGGACCAGCCGGTGAACCAGGAGCAGGCGCGGACGATCAAGGAACGGCTGATGTCGACCGTGATCGGCCGTGAGCCGTTGATCCTCGGCGCTGGCCTGTCGTTCAAGCCGCTCGCGGTGTCGCCGGAGGAGTCGCAGTTCCTCGCGACGCAGAAGCTCGGGGTCGCTGAGATTTGCCGGATCTACGGTGTGCCGCCGGAGATGGTGGCCGCTGAGGCTGGTAACTCGATGACTTACGCGAACGTGGAGCAGCGGGGTATCGACTTCTTGACGTATTCGATCCAGCCGTGGCTGTCGCGGTTGGAGACGGCGATCTCGGCGCTGCTGCCCGGTGGGAAGCACGTCAGGTTTGACCCGAACGTTCTGCTCCGCACCGATTTCCACACTCGCGTGAACGCGACCGCCATCGCGATCGCGTCGCACCAGCTGCTGCCGGATGAGGCGCGGGCGATGAATGACCTGCCGCCGTTCACTGAGGAGCAGAAGCAGCAGGCTGACTTGGTTCCGATGACTGTGTCTCCGTCTGGGCGTCCGTTGAGCCTGCCGGGGGCGGCGCCCGCGGGGATGGACGCCTTGAAGCCGGGTACGTCGGCGCCCGTTGCAGATGCCGCTGTCACCGTTAAAGGAGTCCCCACCCAATGAACCGAACCTTCGAACGCAGGATGGCCGTTGCTGGCCTGGAAATGCGTGACGGTGCTGACGGGTTCACCCTCACCGGTTACGCGTCGACGTTCAACCAGCCGTATGACATGGGCTGGTACACGGAGTCAGTCGACCCGGGCGCGTTCACCCGCACATTGGGGCAGAACCCGGATGTGCGGCTGCTGATCAACCATGACGGCCTGCCGCTGGCGCGGACCACGTCGGGGACGTTGCTGCTCGACACGGACTCGAAGGGTCTGCGGGTGCAGGCGCAGTTGGACCCGACGGACCCGGATGTGCAGGCGTTGGCGCCGAAGATGCGCCGCGGTGACTTGAATCAGATGTCGTTCGGTTTCCGGACGATTGAGGATTCGTGGTCGCAGGACATGTCGAAGCGGAACATGCTGTCCCTTGACCTGAACAACGGGGACGCGTCGATCGTCACGTACCCGGCGAACCCGACCGCGACGGTGGGCCTGCGGTCGACGCGCGCTGCCGGCCCGAACGCTGAGGCGATCACCGCCGCTTTGCGTTGCCTTGAGACCCGTTCTGCGACGTCGGAAGACATCGCGTCGGTGTTGACCCGCGCGCTCGGCTACTTCACCGCGGTCGACCTGATCGTCGACACGGCGCAGGAGCAGCTCGCGGGGGCGTTGAACATCCCGAACCCGGACGCTGACGCGCCCGATGAGACCACGGAGCCGGATGAGGCTGCGGCGCGTGCCGCGGCGCAACTGTTCGAGTTCCGGAAGCGGCTTTCCCTGTCGCTGTAGCACCACCCGCCCAGTCCCGAACACACCGGCTACACCAACGCCACGTATTGGCCTTGGTGTCCCTGCTGTGCGCGCGAAAACGGCGAACCCACCGTTCCATCACGCCCACGAAAGGGGCCTGCCATGACCCTCCTTGAGCAGATCAAGGAAAAGCGAGCCGCCAAGAAGGCCGAGCTCGACGCCATCAACGCCGCGGTTGAACTCCGCGACGACAAGACGTACACCGCCGACGAGGACGCGTCGTTCAGTGTCCTGCTCGAAGAGATCCGGAAGCTGGACGGCCGGATTCAGGAGCTGGCGGAGATCGAGTCCCGCGACGCCGCCGCTGTTTCGGCTGCGAAGTCGGAGAACCGCGCCTCGACGACCAGCATGCAGGTCAACGAGCCCGACATGTACCAGAAGGGTGGGCAGAACTCCTACTTCCGCGACCTGGTCATGTCCCAGCGCGGCGATGACCTCGCTGCGCGGGAGCGGCTGCAGCGACACAGCGCGTACCAGAAGGAGACCCGCGCGGTCGGCAACACCAATGCCGCTGGCGGTAGCGGTGGTGAGTGGGCGCCCCCGACATGGATGATCGGCGACTGGGTCAACCTGATCCGTCCCGCTCGCATCACGGCGAACCTTTTCTCGCACGAGGACGTACCGTTCGGCACCTCGTCGATCAACTACCCGAAGCTCCTCACGGGTACGACCGTGGCGATCCAGTCGACGCAGAACTCCGCTCTGTCGTCCACTGACCCGACGACCGGTTTTATCCAGACTGGGTTCACCACTCTCGGCGGGAAGAACGTCGCCAGCCAGCAGATCCTTGACCAGGGCCGCAACTTCGACCAGGTCATCACCAAGGACCTCGCCGCTGCATACGCCCAGCAGGTCGGCACCCAGGTATTCCTCGGTACCGGCACCGGCTCCGGTACCAACTCGGTGATCAACGGACTCGGCGCGGCAACCATCGGCTCAACCCAGACCTGGACCCAGGCCAGCCCAACTCCGGGTGGCTTCTACGGCCAGACGGGGAACCTGCTGCAGAAGTTCCTGAACGCTCGGCTCATGCAGCCGACATGCTGGGTAATGAACCCGCGCCGGTGGTACTGGCTCGAGTCCGCACTGGACAGCAGCAACCGTCCGTATGTCGTTCCGACCGGGCAGGCGTTCAACCCGCTCGCCACCGAGAACGACGGGCCGGTTGCGATGGGTGTCGTGGGCACGATGCACGGCCTGCCCGTGGTTATCGACCCGCTGGTTCCGACGAACCTCGGTGCCGGCACCAACCAGGACGCCGTCTACCTGCTTAAGACTGACGATCTGGTGCTGCTGGAGTCTGAGCCACGCGCCGAGGTGTTCAACCAGCCCTACGCGGACAGTTTGGGTGTTTTGTTCCGCCTGTACGCATACGTAGCGACCATCTTGAACCGTCACCCCGAGTCCATCGGCGTGCTCACGGGTACCGGTCTGGTCACTCCGACCTTCGCTTCGTAACAACCCCCGCAAGCAGCCGCGCCTAATTACCGCGGTTAGGACGGCCCCGATG